AAGGAGACTGACGCCGTCCCTCCTGTTGTTGCCGATGCTGCCCCGCCTGCTCCCGCTGTTCTCGTTGCTGCTCCCAAGCTCGCTGCCCCTGTTCCCCCTCCTGCTTCGGCTGAGGGTGCTGGAATTGGTCGCCCTGTTTCTATGGAGTTTGCGCGCCGTATTGCGAAGTTTGCTAGTGGATCTGATGTCTGCCTCGTCCCTGTTTTTGCTAATTGGGTTATTTGTTCGTCTCATGTTAAGGCCTACCTTGAACAGAGGTTTGGTCTCGAGGAAAAACTCTGGAGTTGTCTCTCCGAGGAGGTTGTGAAAACGACCTTTGGTGATGAGCACTTGTGGGCTATCCCCAAGAAGCACCTCGGCATGGGCAACATTGGTGGTCTTCCCTTTAAGGAATGCCCCCAGCCCGTTGGACAACAGATTTTCTTGTGCAACCAGGACAACAACCTTGTTTCGGGGTTCTTGAGGAAACTTGAGGGCCCTGCTGGTATTCATGATGGCGAGACGCGTGCTGGTGATTGCAACACTCCGGTGATGCTCAACGGCGCTTGTATCGGCCTTCATGTTGGGACTCTTGGTGACCGTGCCAATCGATTCTTTGCCATCACTCCTGCAGTTTTGGCTTCCCTGGGAACCCTCCAAAAGAAGGACCAGGGAAACTAGTGGTCCGGGGCCGCCAGCTCAGCTGGTGGACCCCGGAATCTGGTGGAAAGTTGAATGAGATAAAGATCAATGCGGGTCGTCCGACTCGCATGCCTAATCTGCCATGCGGGACCCTTGAGTATATCGGGTCCTTTAATGGTTACTCTTCGCATCCTAAAGGTCTCCAGCCACGGGAAGAATTGCTTGAAATGTTTGCCGACTATGACTTGACTGCCTACCAATCCCCTGCCTATGGCCCTGACGTAAATTTGGCGATCTTCCGCCGCTATGGTTCCGATACTCTCGGTTCTGTCCACGTGCAAACGTTGGACAAGGCGGCGCGTATGATGACCCAGATGTTCGCGCCCTTCATCTCCGCGCCAGTTGCCTCCCATGAGGAGGTGATGCTGCGCATGGAGTCTTCGAAGTCGCCTGGTGTTCCCTATAAGT